CATCATCGGCCTCGACAGCTCGGACGATGGTTTTGGCCTGCTTCGGGTCATCCTTATACCACTGCGGCGAGGGCAGCAGGTTGTGGAGGATCGCGATGGCCCCGCTTCGGGCTTCGTACTGGGTGGTAGTGATAACATCGCTCATGTCGGTTCCTTTCCCCGATAGAGTTGGTGATGCGGGCTAGATAATCGGGAAGGTCGGACTCACGATGTCCGAGAAGTCGTTTGATTTGAGAACGATTGCACAGGCGATCATGCTGCCAGCCATAGCTTCGATAGCAGGTACGACCCCAGCCGGGATCGTGATCTGCGTGTCTGAATCCACCGTGAACGCGAGAGGGAATGGGTATTCAAGAGGATGGTCTTGTACCCACACTCCAGCTCCGCTTGATCCCTCCCACGCCGTGAATCCAACCCCCGTCAGGATCACAGGTGGATCGTCCCCTAGGTACATCGGATCTGGAGCGACATCGGTGATCGTGCTCGGCGCTGGGGGTGGTCCCATGGGTTCAAACATATGCCGCCGGATCTGGTAGGTTCCAGTCCCACCTGCGAGAACGCGCATCATGTCCCCGGCAACCTCGCACCGGACGATGACTCCCGCGCCTCCGTAGACGATGGACTCCTCGACCCAGGAAGGCTCGGAGGTCCCGTCGCTGACGGCGGTGATGGTACTCATGTAGTAGCTGGAGCCGGAACGCACGATGAGGTCCCACTTGCCATTGAACCAGTCCACCGTGTCGAGCAGTGTTTCCTCGCCTGCGAGTACACCCTGGAAGATGACGTAGCCGGGATCGCCGTCCGCTCCGGGGGGGCCGGGCGTGCCGCTAGTGATCGTCAGCTTCACCTGCTCCGAGACTGCCGTCACCGCTACTGGTGTGTCGGTGTCCGGGGTGATGACGGTCTGGAGAACCTCGGTTACGGTGATTACTACGTCAGGCATGGATTACGGTCCATGTAGACTTTACCACTGACGTACCGAGTCTTGATCCCAGCGTCGGTGATATCAAGGACCCAACCCCCGAGTTGGTACTTCTCCGGGGTGACACTCTTCCTGGGAGGATAAGGGAGGCTCACGAACGGTGGGAGATTGGTAGTCGCGGCGGGTAGGATCAACTGGATCTTACCAAGGACGAGGTCGATGGCATTCACCGTGAACGGGACGCACTGTTGACCCGGAGACCACTCAGTACTGAGGTGTGCATCGAAGACCGCATTCGTGAGGTCCCAGGGGACCAGTCCGGTACCGGGGTCCTTCTCCAGTGTCAGACCAAGAACGAAGTCGGTACCCTGTTCGACCTGGAGGTCGAGGGTTGCCGGTCCGTACTTGTTCGTCTTAGCGGCGACGATGGTCATGTGGTTCCCGGGGGTGGATGAACGGGAGGGGACCGGAGGCGTCCCCACCCTATCAACACACCTGAGGGTTCCTCAGATGCTCTTGATCAGAGCGCCCGACTCGGGCACCAGGATGGTCATGTCCACGTACTCACGTGCGCGGAAGACGTCGCTGGTGATCGACTCGTTGCGGTACCACTCCAGGGTGAGCGCACGCATCGTGTCGAGCGAGCCAACGGCCAGGGAGCCGATGGTCTGCGCCAGATCGTACACGAACATACGGCCCAGGGTGGTCTCGCGGACGTCGGTCGCGCTGGAGGCCTTGCGGAACACCAGGGCGTAGGTGCTCGGCCAGATGAACGAGCGGACAGCCGAGTCGGGGGTGACCGCCTCGTTCGCCGTGTTCTTGATGCCGGTGGCGACGATGATCTCATCCAGACCGAAGGTCATGGCGAGAACTTCGGTCGGGATCTCCTTGGTCACGGCGGCCTTGGTGAAGCTGGAACCGCCGTAGCCCATCACGTTGCGCACCAGGGTCTGGACCTGGACGTTCTTGCACAGCTTGATGTAGGCATCGTAGCCCAGGAGCATGCAGTTGCCGGGGAGACCGGTCTGGATCGCGATGTTGCGCTTCGCCTCCAGGACGTTGTCCAGAGGAACGCCGCTGGCGTGATCCCAGGCGTAGGTCGCGGTGACCAGGGTCTTGGCGAAGATGGACTCGCCACCAGCCGAGAACAGGGTCGACGCCAGAGCCACGTCGCGGGCACGAAGCACGGTGTGGACGAGGCGACGCGAGATCAGGGTCTCGGCGTAGTCCTTGCCCATGATCTCGTAGTCCTCGGCCGAGAGCGGCTCCTCGACACCGGCCTCCTCGCAGGAGAAGGTCTTGCTGCCGAGCTTGGACTGGATCTTGGCGTAGGCGGTCTTGGGAGCGTGCTTGATGCTCAGCGCCTGGTCATTGCTGAACAGAAAGCTGGGGATCGTGCCGTTACGCTTCTGGACCAGAAGCGTGGGCAGCACCTTGTGGGCGACGTACGCCTCTTCGGGGAACCCCTCCTGGAGGATGGGGCCGAGGAGGTCATACCGGAAGGATGCGGTGGAAGTATTCTGCATGGGGTGACCTTACAGGGGCTGGATCTGGATGAAGTCGCCGTCGGCCGTCGCGGCCTCCATGGCACGACCGACCAGCAGGTTGGTGTTGGTTTTGTTGACCTTGCCGTTCGCCGCCTTGTAGACGAGGTCGCCCACGGCGATGGCCTCGGCAGCGATGGCGGGGACGGTACCGGCCGACATGAAGCGGATCGGGATGAGCTTGCCGTTCTCACGGGACTCCATCGCGACGCCGATGATATCGGGGGTGGTGTTGGCACCGCAGAGCGAGCCGTCGTACTTGACGAGGGCGTACTGCGGGATGGCGGCGGTGGCGCGGACGGCCATGCCGGGATTGTCGACGTACTGCATGGCTCAGATCCTCTGAAGGTTGGGGTTCTCGGACAGGACTTTGGCGCGCAGGACGAATCCGCGCTCCTTGGCCCCGCCCGCGATCGCGGCCTTGATGGCCTCGCTCACGGTGGTGACGGTCGGGGCGGTCTTGCCCTCGCCGTGTTCGGGTTCCTTGCTGGCCGCCATCTGCTGGAGCTTCTGGGTGGCGTCCTGCTGGGACTTCTTGTCCTTGTCGCCCTGATTGTAGTCGTCGGCCTTGACCTTCGACTTCAGGTCGAGGATGGTGTTCTCGGCGCTGGCGAGCGAAGCCTTGAGGGCCTCGATCTGCTTGTCCTTCTCGTCGCTCTCGGCGGCGTGGACCTTGTTGGTGATGGCGATCTCGTCGAGATCCTCGGTGACGCACCGAGCGACGAGACCATGGTGCTTCTCGGGGAACTTCCCGAGCAGTGCCTTGAGCTTGTCGCTCATAGGTGTTTCCTTGGTCGACGGGATTGGTTGTTTCGCGGCTGCCAGACGTCCCGTCTCTGCGTCTGCGCCGAAGGTGACAACGGAAGCCTCGGTGATGAGGCCGCCCTTGAGGATGTAGAGAGGCATGTCGCCGCCTCCGACGTACTCGTTCCCGTTCATCTTGACGACCTCGCCGTCGGGGACGAGTTCGAACGCGCCGTCCGGTCCGGCCTCAGCTCCGATGCTGGTCTGGATCGGGACGTTGGCCTTGATGAGGGCGTTCAGGCGGACCGCCTCGGCCAGCACCTTCGCCTCCATCTCGGACTTCGGCTGGACCATGTGGAGATCTCCCTCCACCGAACCGGCAGCCCCGAGGAACCCAGGGTTCTCCCAGTATCCGATCACATGACGGCCCTCGTGCTCGGAGAGCGCCACGATGCGCTTGGCAGCGAACTTGGCCGAGGCGACCTCCAAGACGACCCGGATCGGGTTCCCGTCGTTGAGGTTGCCGACCTTGAGGACCATCTCCGAACCAGCATTGAGACGCCAGCGACCGGCGGAGTTCTCGGGGCCGTCCCCGGTGCGCTCGGCGTTCGCCATGAGTGGTTTCTTGAAGCTCATGGGGTCTTGGTTCCCTTATGCGAGGCGTTGGTGCTCTTGGGCTTGCTCGGGGGCGGCTCAGGCGGCTTCTTCTTCGCAAGCTCGGCGGGGTTCGTACTCTTGGAGTCGTCCACCTCCCCGGTCTGGGCCGCCTCGCGCTTGACCGCGTCGGGACCGATCGGGAGCATGGCGTCCTCCTTCTCGATATGCACCTGACTGGCCTCGCCCTCGAAGCCCAGGTAGAACATCGGATCGATCGGGAACTCCGGGAACTTCGTGTTGTGCTCCCTGGCCAGATCGCTGGCGAAGTCGAGCTCAACGGCACGCTCACGCATGACGTCGCGCCACATCGGGCCGTGGATCTTGCTGCGGCTCAGCAGACCCTTCAGGAGACCGTAGGCCTGCGCCTCGAACTCCTTACCTTCGTCCGGCCAGCTGATCTCGGGCCACGCCAGCTCGTGGGCCATCCAGTCCGACGGGGCGGGCTTGACGACGCCCACGCTGATGAGGTACTGGACGGCGAAGTAGTACAGCTGGCTGAAGGTCGGCCCGAAGTAGCGGGTCTGCCAGACAGCCACCCGGTCGCGGGCCAACTGCACCAGGGCGCGGTTGATGCTCCACGAGAGACCACGTAGGTCGCTGTAGGTAATCTCGTAGGGGACGCCCGTGATCGGGCACATCATCCTCAGGATTTCCTGGAGGAATGGAGCGCAGTCGCGGTTGGGGCGGGCCGGGTTCACCGGGACGTACTTCGCCCCGTTCGGGAGTTCGAGGAGGGAGCCAGCGACGGTGTTCTGCCAGTCGATCTTCTCACCACCCGTCGGGGCGGCTCCGGTCCCACCACGGACGACCTCGCCTGCCCCCTGCTGCCCGTTGGCGGGCTGCCACGGGGTGCTGAAGCCGATATCTCCGACCGGACGCTCGATCGCGCCGTAGATCTGGCTGCCTTGCTCTGCGGCGATGATCTCGGATTCACGGTAAGAGTCGAGTCGCTCCCAGTCCTCCAGCGCAGCGATCAGCATCGGCATACCACGGGTCTGACTGAACCGGGTCATCAACGCGACGAACTCGACGGTGCTGGCCTTGTACTCCTGGGCCTTACCCCAGTCGACCGAACCGGTCTGACCGTACGGGGCGACGTTGTAACCGACCGCAGCACCGTGGTCGTCGAGGAGGACTCCGTTGACGTCCTTCGGGGCGTAGGAGTAGGCCCCACCCTTGCCGACCAACTGGTCCGACTCGAACACGGCCACCCGCCCCGACCGGAGCTTGATCAGACCGGACTCGCCGTCCGCAGCCACTGCGCGGACGAAGTCGTACTGGATCCCGTACATGTTCCTCTGCTGTCGTGCGTCCACACCCCCGCGAACCATCTCGTAGTACGCGTCGACGGCCTTCGCCGTCTCGTCGTTCCACGTCTGATCCTTGGTGGTGGGCCGGACCTTCACTCCCTTGCCCACAACAGCGAAGGCGAAGGAGTCTAGAAGGACCTTGAATACATCCCCGTTCCGATCCAGATCCCGGGAGAGCTCCCGGCCAATCCGCTGCGACCAAACATCCACATGCTGGTCGCCGGATCCGCCGTAGGGCGTCTGCATCCGCGACCGGGGGTTGAGAGTGCTCCGGTAGGAACCACGGCGGGCCTGCACCGCCTGCTTCATGAAGCCGATGGCCTCGGTCACCTTCGTCCGGACATCCACATTCGACTGGATGGTGTTCAGGACCTGCTTGACCCGGACGGCGCTGACCGGGCTGGAGGCCTTCTCTCGGAGGGACTTCGGTACCAGCTTGACCGTCTTCTTCACGACCCGCTCGCCTGGTTGAAGTCAGTGACGCCGACCACCGGGCCGGGGTCCTGACGGCGGGTGGGCTGGAAGCGGGGCTTGCCAACGCCATGCACCATACCGGCAAGCCGGTTGATATCCTTCCGGACTCGGTCGAGCATCGGAGCCAGAGTGGCGGGGTCGTAGAGGACGCCGTCGGCGCTCGTCCGAGCACCGGAGGCCATCTCGTTCAACCCGATCTCGTGTTCGATCGCTCGCTCCAACGCCACAGGGGGGTTGGTGAACAGGTATCGAACATAGTCCTCGTACCCAGTGGCCATGACCACCTTTTGTCGTCCGGGTGTCCGATTACTCGACCAAACCGGTCCGGAGGAGTCTCAGATACTCAGTTAGCGCATCCGACCACGACGGTTGTCATGTCCGATCTCACTCCGACGTCCAGTTTCAAGACCGGAGCGGATCCGGAGTACAGTCTGCGGGTCGTCCCCGGAGAAACTTGGATCTGACGGGACATCCGATGTCTTCGGGACGATCAACTCCAACGGGGCGTACTTGAGGAGGAATCCCTGCATCAATCCTCGGCAGTAGATACTCGTATCCAACCAGTCATGTCTTCCTGGAAGAGAGATTACCTTAATCTTCTTGGTCTTCTGGTCGAAGCCGATCTGCTCGGCGCAGATATGCCGGAATACGTGGTTGCTGTTGGCGTCCATCCCGTTCGGGAAGCGGGTGCTGCTCTCGGCCTTGGTGTCCCGTCGGAGGCTGGCGTGGAGGCTGTCGCGGACGGTGTTCGTATTGATGTGGTAGATGCCGTTCCGGAAGTGGGCGACACCGGCTACGTCGTACATCTCGATCTTCATCTCGGATTTCGCACCCATGACCGCACGGAACGGACCCTTCTTGCCAGCCACGTACTCCAGTACCATGGCGGTTTGGTCGCCAGCGTCGACGCCGACCATGATCACCGGGAGGTGCTCCGCGATGACACGCATCTGGTCGTAGCATCGGTCCATCAACGCGAAGAACTCGAACTTGTTGAAGGCCTGATGGTCCTTGCGGGCGTACTCGTAGGCCCACGCCATCTTCCAGACCGTCCCCTGCCGGTTGAAGGCGTCCAGCATCCAGTAGACGCGGTCGTGCTGCACGTCGAAGCTGCCTACGCACCACTGGGCCTCGGCGGGTGGGCTTGCGGTGTATCGAGAATAGGTGCTCCCGAGGACGTCCTTGTCGGAGTCCTTCCGGCATGGTCCCCAGGTCTCCCGCTGCGTCCGATGCATCAGCGTCTGCCACTCCAGGAGGCCGCCCGTCTCCATCTCCTCCATCTCGCCGAGGTACGCTTGGCACAGTTGGTCTCGGAAGAAGCTCCGCATCGGGCCGTGCTCGCCGCGCTCCAGGCTGGTCTTGGCTCGGAAATGGTTCAGGGCTGTAGAAGCAAGATCTCGGAGGGACGAATCAAGGGAAGTCCATAGTATGCCGAATGTCTTAGAAGTCGGAATTGGTCCTTGTACTTTTCCGGCATCATCAACGGTCTGACCCGAGTGCACAAGAAGGGGTCTGTCAAGAGCGCGAAGGCGGTCGTCTTCGGTCCAGCGTACCCCGCACTGCGGGCACGCATATCGGACTGACTCGACCACGGTGGTCTCGTCTGTCGGGTCGTACATGACATTGTCCCAGACGAGGATCTGATACCGCTCGCAATGTGGACAAGGATACCAAATACGAGACTGCGTAGAGTCCGCATACATCCCTAGAATGATAGAGTGTTGGTCGTCTTTCACGGTGCTGGTGAACACCCGGAGGGCCTTCCTCCCGTAGGAGTCGGCCCGCTTCGCGATGAGCTCAACGCGGTGGCGGCTCTCGTAGGAGTCCACCTCGTCCATGAGCACCACGCGGGCTGTGACAGCAGCCTGCGCAGCCTCCGAGCGGCCTCCTCCTGGGATAAAGTAAGCCATCCCGGCCATGTTGCCGTTGCGCGGGTCGGTCAACCGGACGAACTTTGGGACGTTGTTCCCTCGGCTACCCTGGCCGGACTCCGGGAGCCAATCTGCGAAGTCGCTCGACATGATCACCGGGAGGATCTTGCCACTCCAGGCCTCGCCCAACTTAACCGCCGTGGGCTGCGAGTACACCACGTTGTTACGAGCGTAAGTGCACTGCCGGAGGAATGGGAGGTTGATCAGGAGGAGGGACTTCCCGGTCTGCACCGCTCCGACCCCGACGATGTTGGTGTACTCCTCCTTGTCAAGCATCTCGCAGACGACCCGATGCACCGGGTCCATCTGCGGTTCGTATATCATACCAGCCATCGGGCCGTCGGGGAGGCGGATCTGCTTCGCTATCTCTCGGTGCTTAGGTATGAACTTGACCGGACGGGCGATCTCCCAGCTGACCTCGACGATGGAACCGAGATCACCGCTTACGCTGTACGGGGGCATTGGCGAGTCCTTCTCGGATTATGTTGAGCTCTTCCTCGATCGCGGTGCGCACCCGCTCCTTCAGATCCATCCCCACCGGCCCGAGGGTCCGGATCACATTGCTCGGGAGGATCTCCAAGGCGTCGACCCACTTCCGGTGGATGACCTCGACCTGGACACGCACGTCCTTCAGCTGGACGAGGTCCCCTCGGACCTTCCCCAGTTCGAGCTTCCTGATGTTCGAGTCTGCCTCCTCCTTGTCCGCAGCGGCCCGCATGCGGCGGGTTTGCGCGGCGATGTAGGACTCGTCCCCGGGTTGTAGAGGAGCGTCAAGGGGTGGGAGAGTCGGCGTAGGGGACGCCTCGCCCGGCTTGCGGAGGGACTTCGGGACAAACTTAACCTTGGCCATGACAGCCGAGGAGCTTCTGCAGCTCGGGGTGGTACTGGAGCCAAGCCAGGAAGCCCTCGTGGTCCATCTCGGCGTACCACGCCCCCTTGGAGTCCTCCCGCTTCTTGTCCGACAGGTTGAAGAGGTAGTCGAGGACCTTCTGCGCCAGGACCTGCCGGGAGAGGTTGATCTGGAAGTCCTTCCCGTAGACAGCCGCCTGCTCTCTCCGGAGACGCTGCCGTTGGCACCACGGTCCGTACTCAGCCCCGGACGGCATCGGATCCTGCTCCAA